ATTATAAAATCTAAAACTACAAATGTCATTGAATATACCATTATCCCGTTGAAAGATGTTTCGAATGTAGAGCTGATTAATCCAAATATTATTGGCGATAGAGATACACATATAGGAACAACAGGAGAATGGGGACATGGCATTAGCATACAAGGGTCTAGTAATATCACAATTCATAATCCTAATGTTTCAAAATGTTGGGGTGACGGGATATACATTGGGAGTACAACAAAACAAAATTATTGTTCTAATGTAATGATTGTGAACCCTTTAATTGATAGTTGCCGCAGACAAGGGGTTTCCGTAATAAGCGCTAAAACTTTGCGTATTAATGACGGGATAATTAAAAATATTAACGGAACACCTCCTGCTAGTGGAATTGATTTGGAACCGAATTTCAATTCTGAATTTCTACAAGATATTGTAATCGATAATCTTCAGACAGAAAACTGCGATGGGGCGGGAATTGAAATATTCGGTGGTGCATATGCTAATTCTTTAAATAAAGTAAGCATAACGATACTTAATCATAAGGATACTAAATCTAAATTTGGTACTTATATTAGAAGACCAATGCACAACGTTGAAGGGTTCGTTAATATAGAAAAACCAAATTATAGAGATAATCGTACGGCAACGTTCTTAGCTGAAATGTGGGCTTATAACGCTCCGAAAGTAACTATAACGGAACCTTATGTGGAAAATTCACCAAGTAATATGGGGGTATTTTGGATAGGTGCGACCGATTCAACAACAGCAGATTTATCTTTAGATGTAGGCAATATTCATATTATAAATCCAAAAGTAGCTGGTAGTAGTACGCCGCGTTGCGTCTACTATGGAGTGCCTAACAAATTTAGAAATTTGATTAATTGTTCGCTCGTGAATCCGGTTAAATTAGATAATGCAAACGGAGATTCATTTTTAGCGTTTAATACTTATTTTGGCATGAAAGTAGAAAAATTCGTTCTAGAAGATAGAAATCAAATTTTAAACAAAAATATATCGGCGGATCTAACCATGGACACAATGTACTGTTTTAAAAAGATAACAAATATCGGGGCTTCTTCTTTTGTACGAGTAATCGCCACAATGTTTGATGGACAAGAAGTAACGTTAGAAAATAGTACATCGGTGGGGATGGGTTTTGTTCATAACGGTTCAAAAATCCTTCCTGACATTACAACGACAGGTGGAATGATTTCTACAACACAAATTGGAGCGACTATTACGCTACGTAAAAAAGGTTCGGATTTATTGATTGTAAACAAGTCAGGAAACTGGACTTCGCAATTAAGTAATAAAGGAACTATTACTTATAACGGGGATGGGGCATCTTCTAAATCTATCCCTCACGGATTAGGTGTTATTCCTAGCTATTGGATTGTGAACCCGACGTCGTACGATGCGGGCACAGCAGGAATCAAATATACATTAGCAGACGCTACAAATATATATGTTTACTTTAGCAACGCACCTATATCTGGCACAAATAATATTGTCCTGAAATGGCGAGCTGACGTTTGATTTTGTGAAAAAATGAGGTGATACATTGCTAAAACTATACAATAAACAAATGCAGCTCAAGGCATATCTTGAAAATGCATATAATATAAAGTACAGCCCGCCACTCAATGAACTTTGGACGGCGGGTTTTTCATTGCCATTTACAGATCCGAAGCGAGAAGAAATTGAAACATTTGATTATGTGGAGATATTCGATAATGGTAAGCGTATTGGTATGTTCCGTATTATGGATAGCGATGAAGAGAGAGAAGTACATCAAAAAATTATAACTTATGATTGCGAGCACGTTTTATCCACACTAATGGATAGCGTGCTTTTTGGTTATCACGAAAGAATTAATTTAAGCACAAGGGAGAATATCGAGTATCTTCTTAGCAAACAAAGAATAAAGCATTGGAAACTTGGTCGATGTGATTTCACAAAATATTTTTCATACAGTTGGGAAAATGAAGATACTATATTAGGCCCTATATATAGCATTCCGAAGCCGTTCGATGAGAAATTCCAATGGACATGGGACGATTCCTCCTATCCTTGGACATTAAACATTGTCCGATATTCTGAAGAAATTACGGGTGAACTTCGATACAGAAAGAATATGAAGGGTATTAAACGAAAAGTAGAAGCTAAGGATGTCATGACAAGGATTTACCCGCTTGGTTATGGTGAGGGAGTTAATCAGCTAACAATCAAAAGTGTTAACAATGGTCTTCCTTATATAGATGCTCCTGATTTTGTTAGAGAGTTGCATGATGGATTTGATTATATTTGGGTGGATAGACGATTTGAAGATGCACAATCGCTTTATGCCTCCGCTAGATCAATGTTGCTAAAAGCATGCATGCCAAAAGTTACGTATGAAATTGATGCAATTGATTATGAGTTAATTGATCCATACAAAATAGAAAAGTATGAGACTGGCAAGCTAGTACGCTTATATGATGAGGATTTCAATATATTTGTTGATTTACGGGTGATGGACCGTCAAAAAGATGATGTCACTGGAAATCCACTTGAGGTAAAGCTTGTGTTAGAAAATAAAGTAACTGATTTAGGGACAATACAAGCAGATATTGAAAAACGCCAAAAAGTTAATGAAGTATATTCTCAAGGGACGACTAATATTGATAGTCGAGATTTCCAAGATAATTGTGACCCCGATCATCCGGCGATTATTAGGTTTCAAATACCTAACGATGTTAAGAATGTAAATGAATTATTACTGACATTTGAGATTTTAAGATTTAGAGCATACGAACGTGCTATTAAAGGTGGGGGAGCTGTTGTGGGCTCAACTTCTGCTGGCGGAGCAACAGTTGGTTCAACGCAAGCTGGGGGAGCTAATGTAAGTTCCACATCTTCAGGGGGCGCAACTGTTGGTTCAACGAGCGCTGGGGGAGGTACTGTAAGGGCATCAAGTGGCGGAGGAGATCATGTTCATAAGATGTTTCATGGTGGTGGAATTATGCCTGCTGAACCAACAACAATAGGTCTGTATACAGCTTTTTCTGATCCAGGGAGAAATACAGCGGCTTCCTTTTACGCAAAAGGAACTGGATCTAGTTTCTACACACACGGTTCTAGTGGCGATCATACACATGATATTTCGTTACCAGATCATAGTCATAATATCAGCATTCCAAACCATAGCCATAACATCAGTATTCCTAACCATACGCACGACATCAGTATCCCAAATCATAAACATGATATAACCTTGCCGGACCATACACACGAAATTGAGTTTGGTATTTTTGAATTGTATCAGACTCCATCAAAAGTAAAGATTGAAGTGGATGGGAATACATTGCCGCTTGATTCAATAAGAGGACAAGATATTAATTTGATTCCGTATTTAGCGAAGGATAGCGATGGAAAACTACAGCGTGGGCGTTATGTAGAAATTAAAATCACACCAGATAGTTTGGCTAGAATTAACGCTACTGTTACAGGGCGCTTGTTTATTCAGTCGAGGAGCGGTGGCACGTATTGAGATGAATAATTAAAAATAGAAAAGGAGATTGATAACATATGCAAACAATTGAAATTAATACACAAGGCGGATTAAAACACACGGTACAAACAGAAAAATACGATGCACAGGTGTTAAACGAACAATTAAATAGTAATGACCTAATCACCGTGCTTATCGGTGATTTTATTATTCAACGAATTGATGTGAAACGTATTTTGCCAATCAATTTGCCTACCGCAGAAGGCACTAAAAAGCTAAAGGTTCATACAAACGGCGGAAAAGAAATTGAGATTGTAACAAATGATTATGATCCAATCTACTTAAATGAACAATTGAACAATAGTAATACCATTACAGTCGTAATTGGTGATTATATCTTTTCTCGAATTGATGTAAAACAAGTTGTCCCTGTGAAAGAAGAACCGAAAGAACCTGAACAACCGCCTGTAACTGATCCAGAGCAACCGACAGACCCAGTTACACCGCCAACCGAAGAGCCAAAATCCTAAGAAACGAATTAATTTATCTTTTCTTTTGTGAAAATCTTATTCATTCTATATTATTAATAGCAGATATTATAGGAAGGGGAATAAGATATGGACTTATTTGAATTGGACCTTTATAAAGAGGTAGAAAGTTTAGCTTCAGAAAAAGGTTACACTATGGAAGTAGAGATAGGGGCTTCAGATGACCCGTTAGGATTAGCTCATCACTACGTTGATTATCAGAATAAGAAAATTGAGATTGTAGTTCCTGAAGGTCATCCAGAAATTATCCCTATTTTTGTGCATGAGTTATTTCATGCGAAATTATTTTTGGGAGGATTTCCAAGACTTTTAAGAAGTCCTGAAATCCAATACACCGAATTGGACGAGTTCTTGGCACAAACAATTGAAGATCGTGCGCATCATTATTATTTCTATCCTTTAATGAGAGAAAGAGGATATATGCACGATGAAGAAAATAAAGTATTTGCTGAAAATCTGTATAATGCAATGTCAGATACTAATTCGCCACAAGAGATTAACTTTGCGTTTAATGTTTTAGAAATGGATTATAGAGATCCTGTATTATTTCAAGATTACGAACAAAAAATCAAAAAAAAGACACCGAATATATACGCCCTTTACAGAAGATTTAAACGACTTTATTCAACAATAAAAAATCCGAGAACTATGAGAGAATCGATTTTGAAAGTATGTAGACAAGTTGAATCTTTAACAGAAAAATATGGGGTGGAGTATTCATTTAAAGAAAAATTCAATGTCCCTATGATTCCGAATGACTATGAAAAAGGGCAATTATGTTCTAAATATTTGATAGCTAAGAGACTTTACCCATTAAAACATCAATATATCTTTGAAATAAGCAGTGGCCAATGCGTTAATGTTCTTGATTCTAGTATTTTTACAGATGAAAAGATCAAAAAGATATTAGATACGGAAAAAATAAATTATTTGTTTAATTAATTTATAGCTGAAACTGAAAATTAGTTTAGAAAAAATACAGTTTTACAAAAAAAGAGAGACGAATTAGTCTCTCTTTTTATTTTAAAAGGAGGTGAACAATTGGAGCGAGTCCATGATATTTTCAGAAGTCTTAACATAATCGATGTTTTTAATACAGCACAATTTAAAGTTGCTTCACTTGTAAGTGGTGGTGTAGGAACATTCTTAAGTCTGGTGTATGGTAAAACCAATTTAATTTGGATATTCATTCTGATGATGGTAGTTGCGCTAGATTGGATTACAGGAAGTAAAGCGTCAAAGTTAGATGGATCGTATTCATCAGCATATGGAGTAGAAGGCATCGCGCGTACCGTGGTGCTTTTTTTATTGCCATGTTTAGCTCACATGTTTGATATCGCATTCAAGTTACCAGATTTCTTTTTCTTTATGGTAACTGGTGGTTTGACATATCACATTTTCAACAGTTTTACTGCAAATTGCGTTCGTGTCGGTTGGGATAAATGGATTCCGACTTGGTTACTGGAAAGCGTAGCAAGTGAAATTGAAGCGAAAATAAAACGTTCTGATACAAGGAAACGGAGGAAATAACGATGCAAGAGAAATTCAAGAACTATGGATTGTGGGTAGCGTTATTCGCAGTGTTAGGGATGGTATTAATGGATACTGTCCCTCATTTTAATTTAGGAAGATATCAAGAATATGTAGATATGATTCTATATATTTTGATTGCTGCAGGTGTTGTATCGAATCCTACTGCTGGTAAATGGTTCGCTGATAAACAAAGTAAAGGAGAGGGTAAATAATGGGTTACACTGTAGATATTTCAAAATGGAACGGTAATATTAATTGGAACGTTGCTGCACCGCAATTAGATTTAGCTATTTGTCGTGTTCAATACGGTTCGAAAAAAGTAGATGAGTGGTATCAACGCTATGTAGCAAAACTAGAAGAACATGGTGTACCTCATGCAGCATATGCTTACGGGTGTTTCGTATCAGTAGCAGATGCTATTGTGGAAGCGAAAGATTTCCTAGCAAGAGTAAGTTCTAATGCTAAGTTCCTAGTGCTGGATGTGGAAGATGACACAGTAAAGTCAATGAAAAGTAAAGGTAATCTTAATGATTTAGCGAAAGCATCACAAACTTTTATTGATACATGTAAAGCTGCAGGGTGGAAAGTAGGGTTTTACGTAGCACATCATATGTACAGTGAATACAATTTACAAAGTGTACAAGCTGATTTTATTTGGTTACCACGATACGGAACAAATGATGGTAATCCACAAAAGAAACCTTCTTATCCTTGTGATATCTGGCAATATACTGACAATGGTTATATTAATGGGATTGGGAAAGTAGATATTAATTTATTCCAAGGAGATAAATCTCTTTCTTGGTTTACTGGAGCTGCACAAGAGCAAGTTCAAGAAGCTAAACAAAACATTATAGAGGTCGGCGGTCTCGGTAGTGAAAACCTAGCAGACTTTGTACAAGCCCTTAACTCTGTGCATATGACCGCTACGCTAAATCTACGTAGTGATAAATATGTGTACCCTGTGACAGAGCCTACGAGTGATGTACAACTTAACGCCATGAAAGGCTGGCTTGACCGTAAAGGCTGGGTATATACAGTTAAGTAAAAAGAGGGTCTGCTCAATTTTGAGTAGACCCTCTTTTTTTAGTTTATATTCACTAACTCATCAAACTTAAATTCCGTACTCAATCCAAATGCATCTGTACAATATACAGTTCGCATCATCGGTTCGATATGTAATACATTTATGTACATATCCTGCACCATTCCATCACGATAGTATGAAATAGATATTTCCTCTTTACTTTGCATCGAATGTATAAGACTGCGTTCAATCTGCTCCTGCATGTCTTCAGAGACTATTGGTTTCGGCACTTTATTTAAATCATTAAGTATTTCTCTAATCCCCGCAAACTGTTCCGGCATACTTGCGAAGGGAGTCCACTTCACCATCCCGCGCCCTTTTATTTTCGGTGTTCCCCAGTTTTGATTTTCCATGATGATCCCCCGATTCGTGTGATTTACGATTATTATACACGAACGTGCGTTCTTTTAAAAGTATAAAAAAAGCGCCATCACTCCAAGATGATGACACAATATACGCCAAAATGATTATACCACATTGTCCACTAAATACACTCTTTTTTACATTTCCCAAAAATCAGAAGGCTTTGCATTTGGTTTTACCTGACGAATAGCCTTTAATATCTTTTTCATAACAGTTGGGCTAGGTATGTACTCTTTATCATTACATGCTTTAGAAACAGTAGGCCGGCTTAGCTTAGCGGTCTTTTCTAAATCGTGTTGATTAAATCCGTTTCGATCCAAAAAATCACCTAATTTTGTACGTTTCTTTCCTCCGAACTTCCAAAACACTTTTATCCCTCCCGAACTTTTTTCAACATTCTCGTCAAAAACGTAAAAAAATATTCGCGTAGACAGAAAAAGTTTTTTACATATTGTCCAAGCCATCCACAATATGATGTATCAAGGTCGCTACCAAAGTAGCTATCAAACTTATTATCAAAGTAGCTACCAAAGTAAATAGCTTAATTGCTATCAAGGTAACTAGTGCTTGCACTATCAAAGTATCTATCAAGGCAGCTATCAAAGTAACATTACCAAGGTATTAAGCCGATAAACCTATGTATCATAAGGATTTCAAATTCTGTTTATAAAGGGGAGTTTTATATGGTAACTACATTTATTTCTTTAGGAGCTTTGGGAGTAACGACTATTGGTGGGGCAATATTAGAAAAGTATCTTGTAAAGAATGATCACGTTGCGGCAGCTAAACTTTTAAGTGATGGAATGTATCACGGAATGCGGATAGGTGGGGTTTGTTTTATTGGTTATGTATTTATCAAAATTTTAATCATGTTCTAGGAGGTCGTGAAATGGGAATCATCAAAGAATGGCTTCATAAGCAAAGTTTGAAGAATCAACTTATAGAGGTATTTGGAAAAGCAGGTTTGTATGTGGACCATCAAACACGAGGAGGAAAAGTTCCGATTTATCCAAAGATACATTCTGTTTCCTCCACACAAAACAAGGTTAAATATGTATTCACCATCCCAAATGGTTTGGATCCGAAAACCATCGAAAAGAAATGGTTTTGCTTTCAACAAATATTGGGGCGTAATGTAGCGATTGAGGGCGATATAAAAAAGTTTGTACTAAATGTTTTTCATTCTGATGCAGGACTCCAAACATACAATTACAGCTATAAGAAATGGCATCCATTACTAAAACAGCATCGTCTTCCTATTGTGGTAGGACGGGACCAATTTGGAAACATGATTGTGTATGACATGGTTGAATCGAATACACCGCATTTACTCATAGCTGGAGAAACAGGGAGTGGTAAAAGTAGTATGGTGCGAGTTGTCCTATCTACACTCATTCAATACATGTCCCCTGATAAGTTGCATTTGTACCTTGGTGACTTGAAGAATTCAGAATTTCATTTCTTAAGAAGGGTAAAACACGTAAAAGAGGTTTGCATGGAAGAAATTGAAATGAAGATCATGCTTCAGAAAGTGTGGAAGGAAATACGCGAACGTAGAAAATTGATGGAAGAGTATGAAGTGGATCATATCGATGAATACAACAAATTGAATCCTGGAAATCAAAAGCCATATATCTTACTTGCTATTGATGAAGTGGCCATGTTGCAAGACGAAAAAGAGTGTATGTCTACAATCGAAAAAATATCGGCAGTCGGTAGAGCGTTAGGAGTCTTTCTCATGCTTAGTATGCAACGTCCTGATGCAAAAGTATTAGATGGTAAATTAAAACTCAATATGACCGTAAGAATGGGCTTTAAATGTGCCGATACAATTAACAGCAATATCATGGGTACACCTGGATCAGAACACTTGGAGCAATCGGGCCAAATGATTTTAAAATTAAATGGATTAAAGAAAGTTCAAGCTCCATTTTTAGAATTAAGCAAAGCGAAACAAATTGTAGAACCTTATCGCATTCCGAAAGAGGATATAACGCTTCAGAATCCTCCAAAAGAAGAGAATCAATTGTTTGGGGTGTTAGATTATGAACAGTAGAGACAAAGCAATACTAGGCGATTTGAAACGTTTCAGGTGTATGTCGCGTGATGATATTATAGATTTACATTTTCATGAAGTAAAAAACGCGGTTACTTGCTGTAATACCGTTATGAAACGATTAAGAAGAGATGGCCATGTGGATGCCAATATCACGCAGCAGCCATTTGTATATTTTCCTCAACCTAGCACACTTCGAAAAACTAGCCAAAAGATTCCCCACTTCCTCGGTATTGTGGATATATATAAACAGCTTATCCATTATGAAAAACCTAAACTATTTAAAGTAGAACCAAAATACGGAAAGGATTATATGGAACCTGATGCATTTACAATATGGCGCAGATCTCCATTCTTCATCGAAGTCCAGAAGTCGGTTTACAGTAAAAAGATAATGCAGGATAAGATAAACAAGTATGAATTATATTTTCATAGTCAGGAATGGCATAATGAATCGTGGCAACCGAAAGGGTCAAAATTCTTCCCTTCAATCCTCATTATTACTGATAAGCAGTATGATATTAATTCACCTAACCTACGTATCTTTCAAGCTTCTTCAATTAGCAATTTCATGGATAGTCTTGCGACAAAAATATAGCAACTCCTCCCTAACTAAACAGCACACCCAGTTCGGCTGTTGAATCTTGGAAGAGTTGCAGTGGTAACAGACTATATCTATGTTATGTAACTGCATAAGAATGTAGAATAAAAAAAGTCCTGTGTATGCAGGGCTTTTTATTTAATCCAGAATTGCCACCATTTCTTCTTCTCCTGTGCAGCAACTAACATCTTTTTAGTCTCTTGTTGTTCGCGAATCGTTTGCATGAGTAGTTCGTCATGTCTCTTTAAACGTTCACCAAGACGTTCCTCTGCTGATTGCATTGCTTCTTTCATATGTTGTTGTAGTTCTTCTTTTAGTTCTTGTTTAATCTCTTCTCTAAGCTCTAATTTCAATTCGTCTTTCCAATCATTAAAGGCTAGTTTTTTCAGTTCCTCCAAGGCTTTCTCACGATCATTATCTCTAATAAGAGGTGCAGGAACAGTCCCCGTTCCACCGTTCCTATCTTCTGAACTGTATTCTTCAGCAATGACTTTAGCAGCCATAGAACGTGTCGTTCCTGCGTTCCCGATAAGTGATTGAAACTTTCGCAATGCAATCAAATCATGTTCTGTGAAAGCTCGGTTCTCTCTGTTCTTTCCGTCTTTAACTTTGATAAACTTGTACCCGTTCTTTTCGAGTTCCAAACACCATTTACGTAAATAGCTGTCACTTATACCAAGTGTCTCAGCAACTTCTTTTGTCCAATAGGATTTCTCTAATGAGTCACGATTCCCGTTCCACTGTTCCTGATCCATTTGTATCCGTTCCCCCTTTCGTTCCTAGTTCAACATTCTCCCTAAGAATCTACAATCCTCCCTAAAAACTTTTGATAATAAATAAAAAAAGACAAGCGTTATGATTGTCCTCTTATAGATATCATGTCATTTAGATTGTTTTTCTCATTTGAATTCAACTTATTATCGATATAGTAATCTAACATTTCATCAATAAGCTCATAATTTTTTATGTTTTTTATTGTGCAAATGGCTTTTATATTATTAAGAGTTTCAGGTGATACTTTTATATTTTTTCTGTCTGCTGCTGACAATAAATTCTTTTTCTTTGGTTTAGAATTATCTTGAAAAGGTGTCACGGTCACTAAGTATTGTTTATCCAAATTGTCCACTCCTATTTAGGTGTCCCACCAATAATGTGACTAGTCAAGATGGACGCTGTACATTGGCGGTATACTCTTTTGTTTTTTATAATTTTATAAAAGTATAACTTTATAAAATTATAAAATTATAAATGCGTTTATTTAGATAGGAATAAAGTTTAACTTCATTCCTATTCTCGATTTTTCTTCGATTCAAGCACTTGTTTTACAGCGTTTTTTACTAACTTTTGTTTTGGTGTAGGTAACGAAGTAACTTTTTCTTCGATTAACATATTTATCACTTCATAAATTTTCATATCTTCAATTGTAGCAAGTGTTGATATTGCTGTATGTGTTTCTAATGAAACACGGAAAGATTTAGGCAACTCTTTCGTAGTAAGTTTTCTCTTGGGTTTTTCAAAAAGTTTATCATCGTCAGGAAAACTACGCTCTTGATTTTCTTTATTTTCGGGGGTAAAGGTTACTGATCCTTCAGTTTTCTTTCTTCTCATACCAATCTGGTTTTTATCTATATTTAATTTGTTATCCATTTACTGTTGTCATTCCTTCCAAAATCTCGATTCTTTTTTCAACTTCACCAGCAATATTTTGGTATACGGTATGAACATTTTTATCATGAACATCTTTCAGATTATAAGTGATTCCCGTTCTATCAAATCTCTTTAAACGTGCCATCTGTTTAATGATGTTACTGAATACATTGGCTTTACCAAAAATCTCTTCTGCCTCTTGAAGGATATCTTTGTCGATTTCATTTCCGTTTTGCATTAGTACAGGTAATGCCCCGATAATTTCTAATGGTAAATTGTAATCATCTGCTAACGAGAATACATGTTCAACGTATTTCTGTGCACCTTTTAATGATCTTTCTTGTGTTTGTAAAATAACCATTACATAGTCACTGGCGACTAATGCGCTATCTGCAAATTTATTTAATTGTGGTGGTACATCAATAAATATGTAATCATAATTTTCTTTGATTGTACTTAACTGTTTTGCGAAATAAGTATCTTGCGAGAAGTCATCCTCAAAATTTCTGAATAGGAATTTCTCATATGTTTGTAAATCCTCGTAAGAAGGAAGTAAGTCTAAGTTAGGTAGTACATTAATCAACGCACTTTGTAAGTTTGCATCTATAAGAGCCATAGCTAATGTTCTTTTGAATTCCGGTTCGATTGAATATATTTTTTTCATTGTATTAAATAGTAAATCAGTCGCATTTGCTTGTGGATCTAAATCTACTAGTAAAGTTTTCTTTCCTTGTTTTGCGAATGTATAAGCTAACATTACAGCGTTGGTAGTTTTTCCAACTCCGCCTTTGAAGTTCCCAGTTGTGATAACTGCGCTCATTTTCCGTCACCTCGTAAAAAAAGTTTTTTTATACTTTTATAAATTTATAATTTGATTTTATAACACAACAAACCAACGGTAAAGTATAAATTTATAATTTTATACTTTTATAAAAAGTTTAGAATTAATCTATAAACAGATGATAATTTTTAAAGCCTATTTTCAAAAGACTATATTATCAAGCTTTACTAGCGTATTTTTTATAAAAATATACTTTTATACTTTTATAAAATTATAAAAGTATAAAAAAATTAAAGTTTTCTTTTTGAAAAACTAGTTTTTTATAAAAGTATAAATTTATAAAAGTATAAAAATGAAACTAGAATTTTATATAGAGGGGAATGTAACAGGCTCATAGAGGTATTTACAAAGAAAAAAGCTTGTTGTAACGTAGTACACAACAAGCAACATTCTACAAAACAAAACATAATTTGATATTTTACATAAACGAAGTTCGATAAAACAATTGAATATGAACACAAAACAAAAAGCCACTCCCATATGCTATTGGCGCCAACCATTAGCGGGGAATGACTTAGTTCTAGCAAGTGTACCACCACTTGTCTAGATACAAACTGTATTAACCCACAGTGTTTACGTTTAAGTAGTGTACCATCACTTTCTTAAACAACTATGCCTTTTCACGAGGCTTCTTTGATATACCCATTTTATCTATTGTTTGGATAAATATCAACTAGTAAATACTAGTTTTGATTATTTTGTAGTCCAAAAGATATATACCGGGCATCTCTAAACCTAGAAGTCTTGTGAATGTACAGGCTATTTAGGAATTGGAGATGCCTTTTTGTTTTTTGTTCGCGTGGAATTGCCTGATACCACGTAAATAAAAACTGATAAGCCGTAATTCCGTGCTTCTATATAGAGGGAACGTGTTACGGCGTGGCTAGCTGTTGGTCGTGCAGGGGGTACAGAGTATACGCCTACAAAAACAGCACCCCTCATTGGAATCCTGTTCTTCTGGTGAGGGAGGGCGAGAACGTGCCCAGGGACGATTCCCTAAAAGGTTCGGGTGGTTATCGTTAGCATTACGGTGCTAGGGAGTACATTCAGTTTGTCGTGTAGGGACGATATTACAAGGACAAGCCATAGAAAAAGGATGTATGCGGTGAAGATCGCTGAGTGAACAGGGTCTACACATACGGATACCTTATAAGTGACCGCATGGCGAAAACAAGACGCTTATCCATCTATTTTGATTGATTACTTTTTTGTGATCTTTCAAAGTAGGGGATAAATTTGCCTTCCAGCCGTGTTCCATAATCGTTCCCACATGATAAAAACCCTCAAGACCTTCAGTCAAGATTAAATTCGAAGAAAAGATTAAAAATATGAGATTGTTTAAGACCTGGGGAAATTACTCACTATGATAGAGGAATATATAAGGGAATTATAACTTGCTTGGGTAGAGGATAAGGGGATTGATGGTTAGAATATGCCTTATTGCCGGATTTCGTTTTATCAATCAGATATAGTACGTGAAATTATAGTATTAGTTTAGTTATTCATTTTTAACAACTTATTTCAATTTATTAATGATATTTTTTATGATAAATTTATTCTAGTAATTAAATTGTAAAATAGTGGGGTATTTTTATGGGAGATGTGAAAGGGATAAATCATTATTTGGTTCGGTTTTTATATTTAGCGATGGCGTGGTTTATTGCTATAAAACCAGTATTTTTATCTGAAGATACAACTAAAATTACTTTTTGTTCAACACTTTTTTTATTTTTTGTGCCATTATTAATCGATTATTGGGGTATTAAAATTAATTCTATGGGTAGTCTTATTTTAAAGCATGTAGGCATATATTCAACAGGTGCGGCTTTATTTATTATTTTATTAGTTATGCTTGATCTTGATGATTCCATACTAAATATGAATAGTAAAGAGCTGTTTACCATACCTTTTTATAATATATGGTGGTTATTATTATTTTGGGTTGGTTTGGCAGTAGCTGATTGGATTCATTTTACCAATGATCCATTAGAAAATCTTGTAAGACAAGAAACCATTAGACGTTCTAGGGAGGATATTGGTGTTCCTTTACCGAAGGATATGGATGAACGTCAAAAACCTTATGAGGATCATTTCGAAGACTTAATCAATGAAACTGATACCGCAGCAACAAAAGATGAAGAAGGGAGAGATGATAAATGATTAGTGCGAAAGAAATATTGTTAGCGATACTCTTTTTGTATATAAGTTTTTCGATAGGAATATTATTAAAGTTTATACCTTTAAAAATGAATTTTGTACTAACATTTATTTTGTCTTTTTTAACCCCGTTTCTTCTAATTTTTATTAATTTTCAAGGGATTAAAAAACAAATAATTCAGAAGAAACCTCGCGATTTATGGAAGAATTTTAAATATGATTTAGCTAATATCCCAGCTTTAATTGCGAGTTTAGGAGAGTTATTCGCTGAAGTTTATGCAAGACAAGTCGCTAAGAGAAATGTATATAAACGACATAATATCGAAAATAAGTCTACAATTTCATTAGGAATTAATATAATTTCAAAAGGTTTTGTAATAGTTGTTTACAATCTAATTAGTTCAATTACAAGTGTAAGTGATTATAAGGAAAAACTAATGAAAAACTACTATGATGATTTTAAAATAAAAAAGACACTTTAAAGTGTCTTTTTTTTATTTTCACTAACTAATCCATAACCACTTTAATTCTGGTTTAGTTTTATATTTAATTCATCTTTATATTTATCAACCAGACCAAGTTCATCCATGAATTTAATAAATTCACTATTCAACTCTGGAGACATATATTTAATGATTTCATGTATTGCCGCTGTACAAAAAGCCCTTGCGGCTCCTTCGTGAAACCCTATATTTACTTCACTTCTAATAGGTCTTAATGAAAAGTCATCGTTAATTAAATCCATTGAATTCAATCCATTTAACGCTTGTGTTGCATGTGTTTCTTCTGATAAGAGTCCATAGTATCGATAAAGATACGGATCATTTATTATCTCTACTAAGCCTCTAATGTTTTTTGGACCGTTAAACAAAGAATACCAGTAAGGAGCATATCCTGATTTTCTTTTTCGATAGTTCCATTCATTTAAAATGTCTTGAAATGACGAGTCGTTTAAGATTTTTGATGCTTTTTGAAGTATAGAATCTGGATAATCACTTGGCATGTCACGTGGTGGAGCTTTTTTTAGTTGTTTAGCCATTTTTTCTAAACTTTTTATATATCCTACATAATAGCAAAGAGCTCTATCCTTAATAAAAGTATCTTCAAGGAGAATATATTTTAACGCTAGAAGATTTTCGAAGGCTGTTCGAACCACAACTCTAGAAGGCCCTGCTAACATATGATCAACTAAGACAAAGTTTCCATCAACCTGTTCAATTAATTTACGATAAATGGATAAAATAATTTTTTGTTCAAGATTTAAATCATCTTTTACACATAAATCCATTAATAGTTTTTCGGCGAAACAAATACTTTTACTTAATTCTTCTATTTCTAATTTTTTCCCCATAATATTTCCTTCCTAAATTCAATAATGACATTGTGCTATAGTGTTTATTAAGTAAAAGAAAAGCCCTGTAAATCAGGGCTTCCCTCTCTTTATTTTAAACTAAACTGGGTGTTTCTGCCATAAAGAAAAGACACCCTAAGGTGCCTTCCTCCGACTTGAACCACTTTACTTTTAATAATATGTATTGGACGCCAATCCAATTATTATTTTACCACGTTAAGTAATATTGTACATTGAGAAATTTGGTATATCTCTTTATTTAAACGTAAAAAGCCCTAGAGGGGCTGGGACTTTTTGACAGAATGAAAATGATTCAAAAAAGGACTTTTACAACGTAACATACGAATGTTTCATAAATGTATCGTAAAAGTGAACAAAATCTATATTTTGTAAATAAAGATTCAGAGTTATAATATTTGAGTAATACATTATATAATTATAGGGGTGGAGAGCTTGGAAAGAACATTTGAGTTTAAAGGGGCAGGGAAAACAGTAGTAAGAATAGAGGGTAACTTCATTCGACTGAAGCGAAGAGGAGCCTTGAATTTTTTAAATCATGGATTAGATGGAGAAAAAACCATTGATATTAACAACATGACTGGTATTCAAATTAAAAAAGCCAATTTCTTCACAAATGGTTACATACAATTTATTTTCATGGGTAGTCAAGAAAGTAAAAAAGGAGTTATGGCTGCAGCTGCAGATGAAAACACAGTTATGTTTACAAAAAAAGAAGAAAAAATGGCTGTAGAAATTAAAGAGTATATTGAGAGTATCTTAGTTAATAAAAGTAAACCTCAAGTTTCTGCATCAGTAAGTGGGGCAGATGAAATATTGAAGTATAAAGAGTTGTTAGATCAAGGAGTTATTTCTGAAGAAGAGTTCCAAGCGAAGAAAAAGCAATTATTAGGAATTTAAAAAAGCACTCATATGAGTGCTTTTTTTATTTTAAACCAAATTGAGATTTATTTTGTAATTTGCCATCTTGGAACATGAAGTTCGCATTAGCGCCAAATCCTTTTTCTCCATCCCATTTATACATGATTGTATGGAATTGGTCACCAGCTTGACCTGTTTCAGATAAAACTTCCCCGTCACTACCAATGATAGCTTTAACTTCGTCATAACTCATTCCGTTTTGAATTTGATCGAACTCAGCTTTGCTAATTCCAGGTTTGTTCTTCGGTGCTTCTTCTTTCTTAGGCTCCTCTTTTTTAGGTTCTTCCTTTTTCACTTCTTCTTTTTTAGGCTCTTCTTTAGCAGCAGGAGCTTGTGTTTCTTGTTTTGGTTCAGTAGAAGCCTTTTCTTTCTTGTCATCGTCTCCTCCGCCCATTGCTGCTCCAATAGCACCAAGTACGATTAAAGCGATAAATCCTAAACACCCAAACTTAAAAATTTTACCCATTATGTAGTTCCTCCAATGATAAAATGTAAGATTTCCAGAACTATCATAACAGAAATGGTTACAACTATTTTGTCATATTTTGTCGAACGAAAATAAAAAAAGAGAGCAATATGCCCTCTTACCACAATTGGTCAAATAATGTCAAATTTTACCACTGTTCAATGGAAAAGTTTTCCCCTACAATGAAATCAATTAAGTTACAACAACTCATCACACTCACCTAAGAATCGTACATAATGGTCAAGCTGTTTACAGAAATTCACTCTTTGGCTTTCAGACAACGCTCCATACGTTTTTTGAATACCATTGAGAGTATTATGTAGTCTTTCATCATCAGTAGCGTCTGTACGTCCAGTAAGTACGTCTAACGTTACATTAAAGAAGGAGGCGAGTCGAAATAATGTTGTAAGATCTGGTTCAGAAAAACCATTTTCATAGTTGTTAATCTGACTTCTGCTGAGATTTAGATCATGAGCTAAATCAGCTTGTCTTAACGAACGACTTTTTCTAAGATTTTTTAAAGTTTCACCTAAAGTTTTCATACTATTATTATAGTTATAGGAATATCGATATACTATAAATGATAGATATATTGTCTCATGTATTATAATGACAGAATAATAATCATAATTTCGAAATATAATAGAACAAAAGTTCGATTTTATGGTAGTATATGTTCATGAGGTCTTTATTATGTCACATGCATAATTGCATATTTTATTTTTGTACAACTTGAAAAACGTTGATATGAAGCGTTTTTCAAACTTTCTCAATAATTGTCTGACAATCATAGGACTGAATATTGGGAAATTTGTGGTATTATGAAAACAAATAAAATAAACGGACGTAAAAAAAGACCCACGGTGTAAGTAGTGTTGGAAGCACTCTTACACTGCCCCCTAACCACCTAGGGAACATTGTCGCGGATCTTGTACATAACTATTATAACACACCTTAGATTGAAAGTGGCGCGTTTTCCTTTATATGTAACAAAACGGGGTTTACGTGTCTTTTGTCCACAAGGAGGACAAGCACTGTGCAAGAAGTATTAAATAAGATTTCGAATCAAATCAGTTTTCACAGAATGAGCACTCGTAAAATAGGGAAACAGATCAATACAACGCATGTTACCATTTCAAATTTTCTTAACGGGAAGTCTCAAATGAGGTCTAATACTTATGGTGAATTATTAAGAGAAGTTTTCCCCGACGATGTAAATACAAGAAGAACATGTTGTGAAAGATATTTTTCCCAAACAGATAAGCCCATTAATAAAAGAATAGCAATGGATTATCTTGCCGTTCATGGAGAGCTAGAGTTATTAAAACGATTGATTGACGACGAAAAAACATCTCATGATAAAGATAATCGTGAATGGTCTTATGTTTATGAACTAATTTATTTACGTAATAAGGGCGAGTTATCAGGGAGGAAATTGCAAAAACGACTACATCAGGCGAAGAAGGAAATAAAGTTATCTACAACCGAAATGCAAATTTTATTTGAAATCTTATCGTTATTCGCAACAGCTGATAGAAGGAATTTCAAATTGCTAAATGATACCGCCGCTATCTTACTGGAAGAGGTTGATTCAATTTCAGATCCTTATTTAAAACTCTCTTTCGAGTACAAAATTAAAGAATGTATGATTCAAGGGCTGTTAATGTCAGGTGAAGTAGAAAAAGCAAGAATTACATGTCATGAAATTATAAACAGAGAAGAGTTACGACGACGGTTTCCGATGATTGTAGCTACTGCGTATGGAACCTTAGGAGAATCGTACACTTTTGAAAGTTTTGAAACAGCAACGCATTACATTAACCAAGCAATTGAAATGTTAGAAAAGAAACTTAACGCTCGTATGAGTTTACGTAACGATATGATGGTAAACACGATTGAATTTTTAAAAATAATGTGGAAAGTCGGATTAAATAATGTTCATCCGATCCATATAGCTGAGAAAGCTTATTTAGAAATTCAATTAGGGGATAATGAAAAAGCTATCCGGATGTTAGAACGTCTCAAAGAGGAAAACGGAGAACTATCTGCATTTCAGTTATATTATCTAGCTTTAGCAAAAAATGATAAAAAATTATTTGCAGAGTCCTTAAGTAAGTTCGAACAACTAGGCAACATTTTTTACTCCCAATTACCGAAGAAAAACCTAGGGATAATATAGTAAATATGGTATAATATACTTAGCAAATTAAGGAGGTATTTTATGCGTAAAATCCTTAGAGTAGTACCAGCTTTACTATTAGTTGGAGCAGTTTTACTGAATCCACCAGTAAAGGAAGCTCCTAAACAAGAAGCTTCAACAGCTCCAGTGCTATATAAGATGGTTGATCCTGGAACTGGTTCCGGTTGATATAAAGCAAATTGGATGAATAAATAATTGAATATAATATATATGAATGACATCGTCAAAATGGCGATGTCATTCGCTGTTTCTAGGGATTGGTAAGTGTTCTTCATTTTCGATAAATACTTACCAATTGTGAAAAAATCACAAACTACTATGAAGATATTGGGGGATGTTGGGGATGACAAAAGAGCAATTAGTAAGATTGGCAGCTAAATTAGGTTTAAAACAGGGGCATCCAAAAGCGGAGGACATTTTAAAGATTGTCCTTGATGAATCATATAAGGAAAAACCAAATACATAAAAAAGAAGACTGCCGTGTAAGGTAGTCTTCTTTGATTAGTCATTCTTTTTATTTTGCATATAAGTCACATACATTTCTAATTGCTCCCAAGCTTTCTTTCGTTCATCCTCAGGAAGACTCTCTATTATTGCTAATATGTTCTTTCCTTCTTCAGATACAGATTTATCTTCTTCTTCATTTAGTTCAGGGTCTTCCGATCTCCCTAATAAATAATCTGTAGTTACTCCGAAATAATCTGCTATCTTTTCTAATGATTCTCGCCCAGGTGACTTTTTACCCTTTTCAAAATAAGAAATAGCCATTTTAGATACTCCAATAGCATTACCCAGTTGCTCTTGTGTTATCTTATTATTTTTCCTGAGTTCTTTAATTTTTTCCCCGATCAATATTAACGTCCCCTTTTACTAAAGTGTTTATGATACATAAAGTATAAAGTAAACATAGTGTTTACCACAAGATAAAATTTATTCGAGTTTTTTTAAAAAAAGTACTTGAAATAAACTTGAGGTTTACTTATAATGAAATCACAGGCAACGAAGGGAGGAAATAACTTGAAGCAGTTAAAACAAAAACGACTAGAAAAAGGGATGTCTTGCCAAGACGTTGCCGATAGAGTCGGAATCACTAAAATGCACTACTGGTACATTGAAAATGAAAAAAGAACTTTAAAAATAGACTTAGCAGAAAAAATCGCAGTTGCTCTTGAGGAAAATCCGAAAGACCTTTTTTTTAACAATTAAAGTAAACCTCAGATTTACAAAATGAAAGGAGTAAACCAAATGAATAAACTTGAAAAATTCTCGCATAACATGTTCGGTAACTTAGAAATTTTTATTAAAGAGGGGAAGGAATTCTTCCCAGCAACGGATGTTGCAAAAGCACTTGGGTATTCAAACCCACACAAAGCAATAAAAGATCATTGTAAACCTGAAGGGGTGAACGAAGCGTTAGTCCCTACTAATAGCGGTATACAAACAAAGAAATTTATCAATGAACCTAACTTATACCGCTTAATCGTTAAATCAAAACTTCCACAAGCGGAACAGTTTGAAAAATGGGTATTTGAAGAAGTACTTCCTTCTATTAGAAAACACGGAGCATACATGACAGATCAAGTCTTGGAACAAGCGATAACTAATCCAGAGTTCATGATTGGTATTCTTACTAACTTAAAAGAAGAAAAAGAAAAGCTTGCAGTGGCACAACGACAAATTGTACAGCAACAACCATTAGTAGTCTTCGCAGAAGCGTGTATGCAGTCAGAACAAACGTTGAAAGTTAGTGAAGTTGCAAAGTTAGCAACAAAACAAGGAGTAAAAATTGGTCAACGTCAGTTATTCGCAAAACTTCGAGAATGGGAGTTAATGTTCAAACGATCTACTGAACCAACTCAATCAGCAGTTGAAAAAGGATACTTCGAAATTGCACAAGGCGTTAAACAGAAACCAAACGGCGAAGCATTCACATGGACCACAACATACGTAACACCAAAAGGACAAGCCTACATCATAGACCGACTTAAGAAAGAACAGGAACAGGAGGCGGTTTAGATGATGGAAGAAAGCACGTTATCACTAGCAATCGTATCAGCGGTAATTTGTTTAGTGGCATACCTAGTACACCGAATTGATGTCTGGGACAAAAAGACAGGATGGTCACGGAATGGAAAATAAACAGCAACGTGATGAATACGAACAAAAGAAACTCGCATGGATCATAAAGGATTTACGAGCTAGAGGGGTACATAACAGCGCAGATAAGGTTGAGGAAATGCATAAGGAGTTTATAACTTTAGCTAAATAGAGAGGGGAATGGGAAATGAATAAAGTTTTTAAAATGAATGATTGGGATTCAGTTGCAGCTAACAGTCTAGAAGAAGCTAAAACTTGGTATACAAAAGAAACTGGTGATGATGAATTAGATGGAGCTTACGAAATTGATATCAATAGAAATAAAATGTATTGCTTAGAAAGTGAAATTGAACAACTTGGCATTGATACATCCAAACTAGAGCGTACATTTAACGATTATGAAGTGTTTGTAAAAGTTACGTATGAACTAGCACTACAAGCTGAACACGCTAAATCTCATAAAGAACCATTCATAATCTCAACTATTGAGTATTAACAGGACAAGCCTTCGCTTGTCGGAATGTTCAGGAATTTAATAGCGGTCCCCCACCTTATTGAAAGGTTCCTGGATGTTCCGATGCGCGAAGCATCA